CCCTAGGGGTCTTCTGAGACATGGAGCAGTCCTGTCTCCCATTTTAGGGCTAGCGTGCAGTGTCTTGCTAGCTACTCTTGTGATTGGAGTGTTTTATCTTATGCCAAACAGCACATCTGTTAATGCGTACACCAGTTTCCTCCGTCGATTCCTTTATGGATTCACGGAGGCTCGTCCTCGTCACAGGAAACTGCGACAGGAAGACGTTCGTCACGGTCATTGGCGCTACCCTCGGGTGCGTCATTTTCGTGGCGACGGTCTGCGTGTTCGTATTAGGACTAAGCCTTTGCCGAAATCTTCGGTGAAAGCTTTTGAGATATGGAAGCAGAATATAAATGGCATCTATCAAAAGATGTCTTCTAATCCTACTCCTATCTCGGCACCATTTTTATCAGCGGAGAAGACTCAGGATCGTTTGAATCCTGGCCCTCCGTTTACTAATGGTGGTCCCTTCACTTCTGTGAAAGTCAGTATGCTGCCTATTCAGGTATCAGGGATAGGAACTTATACCTCGAAACTACCCATTAATATTGGGTTCGGTTCGGGTATTCATCAGTTCCGTGGTGGTTTCACCGATCCAAACTTCGTCGGAATAGATTATACTGATTCTCAATATCGAGATCAGAAATTTATTTTTGGCGATTTGTCTGGATTTGTCCCTGCTATTTCGGCATATCACAGCCTGGTCGATAAAAGACTTCGACCTAAACTCAATCATGCTAATCTCGGTCAATCTCTCGCTGAATTGCGCGAGATTCCCGGGATGCTTCGGAATACCGCCCGAGATTTTAAGGCCTACTGGTCTTTTCTCGGGGGTGGTAATTCCGGCACCCGCATGAACCCTAAGGGCCTTGCGGATAGCTTTTTGAATGCCCAATTTGGTTGGGCCCCTTTTATCCGAGATATTCGCGACGTTTTAGATGTCGTGAATAACTATCATTCCTATATTTCGGACCTTTCAGCCCGAAATGGGAAATGGGAACATAGGGAGGCTGTGCTCGAAGAAAAGACAACTGATTCTGTTCTACTTACCGGTTCGGGTTACAAAGTAACTCCGGGCGGTTTTTTAGTAGATCAATTTTGTCAGTTGGACGGATCGTGGACTAGCCGGTTCACCTATTCTAAACGGGAAACCGTAAAGGTTTGGTGCTCTGGCGACTACACTTTCTATCGTCCTAGTTTTGATATGTCTCAATCCGACTATGATTCAGGTATGAATCAAGTTAGGCGTCTTATGACGCTTTTGGGTACAGACATATCACCTAGTCTTCTCTGGAAGATAACACCATGGACATGGCTCATCGACTGGTTCACGAACATCGGCAACATGATTGAAGCCGCTGACGCTGCAGCCTTAGATGGTGTCATTTCCAAAAACGTATACCTCATGATGTCCTGGACACGTGATTTAATTCTCCAACAGGAGATTAACATGTTTTCCAGGCCTCTGGCTTTTGAGTTCACTCGTAGAGTGACTTCGAAGCAAAGAGGTCATGCGGAAACTCCTTTCAATTTTGGCCTGCTTCCCGGTGATTTATCCGCGAAGCAATTAACTATCTTAGGGGCTCTTGGTATTTCCAAGCTTCTCTAGGATAATCTGCCAACTGAGTTTACAAGAGTTAGAACTGGACTTTCTAGTTCTTGCAGTTGGACCATTGTCCAATAATTCTGGAGGTCAACTACAAGTGTTTGCAGAACCTATAACCATTACTGTTAACGCAGTACCACTAACCTTTACGAAGCAATCTACTAAAGATACTTCGTCTGTTTGGTCTACTAGTGATGGTCTTTGGACTCTCACTATTAGCCATCAGGTTATTCGCAAGAATAACCAAGATTATGTTCGAACCGTTTCACGGCTCGACCAGAAAAAGATCGTGGCAGATCCATTGACAGCTGTCAATGACTACCAAACTTTTTCGTCGTACACGGTCGAAGAACGCCCTACTTTCGGGTTCTCTTCAACCGAAATTAAAAATCAGGTTTCCGGGTATTCCACCTGGGTTAACCTGAGCGCAACTCAGGATAAGCTCCTGAATAAGGAGTCTTAAACATGGCAAAATTCAAAAAGAGCAAGATTGCTCTTCTTGTTGCAATTTCCGCGGCTGAGCACTTACTTAGTGGGTTCGATTTTTCGGACATCATTAAGGAACTTGCTTCTAACCCCGGTCCTAAAACTCTCTCCGCTATTGCAGCGGATCCGACGTTAGTCGGGAGTTCTTTGGATACCATGAAGGATAAGAAAAAGTCTTGACGATTTCTCTATCCCCTTTGTTGGAGTAATGGTTTAGCAGACTCTTTATAGGGTCTGCGATGCAGATATGCGTAGTTTGATAGCTTTCCTCTATGAGGTGCTATGAAAAGCAACGCAAGTGACTGCCTAGAATTAGTAGAAAGAATCTATATAGATTCTACTCTACAATGCTCCGATAATGTCTCTGATTTTCGTGATCTAAAAACAATAAGATCACGAGTTAGAGATGAGGGATTGTCATTTCTGACTATTACCCTACCGGACTTTTGTCGAGACTTTGAACAAGCTCTCGCCTCTGGTCAGGTTGACTCAAAACACTTCATTAGATTTAAGAAGCGTCAAGCGATTCCTCATTTTTTATGGGGGATGCTTAGTCACATCTTTAACGTAGAGACAGGAAGGATATATGATCAAAATGCTTGTAATGCAAGCGATGTTCCCTCTATCATTAATTGCGTTAGACAAATTTGTCTTGCTTTTAAGAAGGTGGAACTTGAGTGCACTCCAACGAGGAATGCCCTCTCGCTTAAGCACTTTGTCTCAACTGAACACTCCTTTGAGATGTTCTCGTTGCCGAGAGAAGAACTTACCTATTTTAGGAAAGTATCTTCTGTGCTATGGGATAACATGCTACACGATATACGTTGTAGCGAACTTATTCCTAGGCACGGGCCCGGCGCTACCGCCGATCGAATCTCTGGTAATCAGAAATTTAATTGGCGCCGTTGGCACGAACGCCTCGAGCCTTACTTTCCCATTGCGGGATTCGGTTACGTTGTAACCGAGTCTTTGCAAGGGAAGCTCGAGGATGTTGAGTTCGTTCCAGTGGAGGACGAGCAACCCGTAAGGGTTACTTTAGTCCCGAAAACGCTCAAAGGACCCAGGATCATTGCTATAGAGCCCTGTTGTATGCAATACACGCAACAAGGGATTCGGGATTCTCTTTATGAGATTATCGAATCACACTGGCCTTCTTCTGGTCATGTTAATTTTCGTGATCAGTCGATTAACCAGAGCCTGGCAATGACTTCTTCTAGTGACGGTCGATTAGCAACGATTGACCTCGCAGATGCTAGTGATCGCGTTCCGCGTGATCTTGCTCTGTCGATGTTCGATAGTAATCCCGATCTTAGGGACGCTATCGATGCATGTCGCTCAAGAAACGCTGAACTTCCTGATGGTACCATTATTGGTCCTCTCAATAAGTTCGCGTCCATGGGTAGTGCTCTCTGTTTCCCTATCGAGGCTATGTACTTCTACACAATCTGTGTAGTAGCCTTGCTTAGGGAGATGGACCTTCCTGTGACCCAGTCATCTGTTTCGCAATTGGATGGCTTGGTCCACGTTTACGGTGACGATATAATCGTCCCCGTTGCGTATGCGGATACTATTCTCGATCACCTACAAAAGTACAATTGTAAGGTGAACCACTCTAAGACTTTCGTCACTGGAAAGTTTCGAGAGTCTTGTGGTATTGACGCTTATGACGGTGTTGACGTCACTCCGACGTATATACGCCGCTTGCGTCCGCAGAATAGGCGGCAAGCTTCTCAGGTTATCTCCTGGGTTTCTACAGCTAACTCTTTCTATTTGAAAGGGTACTGGAGAACCTCTCAATACATGTTTTCATGCATTGAAAAGATATTAGGCTCATTGCCTTATGTCTCTGAAGATTCTGAGGGTCTTGGCCGTGTCTCTTACTTGGGTTACCGTTCCATCGGAAGATGGAACCGTACACTTCAACGCTTTGAAGTAAAAGCGTGGGTGCCAAGCCCAATACGTCGCACTGATGTATTGGATGGACACGGTGCTCTGATGAAAAGCTTCCTAAAGCTCGAGGGTCTAACTGACCTTTGGGCTTCTCGGGATGCCAGGCATCTTGAGCAATCCGAACTTAGCGGGGAGGTTGCGATACATCTCCGCTGGGTCCCTGTCACCTAGACAGGGCGTGGCTTAGCCACTGGGCGTCAACGAGAGTGACC